TTTTACTGGCTCATCTGCCATAGTGTGTTACCTCCCATTTTCGGCCTGTCGGCCATCATTTAATATTACACTCGCGAGCGTCAGCCCTACGATCAAATCCATTGTCATGATATCAGGTATTGCAATCATCGTGTCGATGAATACTTGCGTCTCAAGTGTTGGGTGCATCATATCTTTGCTCTCAACATCATCAAGCAAGTTCACCGCGCCCATGCGATAGTACGGTACTCTCTTGCGCCGTAGTTCTCGCCATACGAACTTACCCTTGCTTGGAGACTTCAACATCTCGTTGAACAGTTCACCGCTACTAGGGTACCCATACGTTGCTCCGCCATGAAATCTTACTACTAACACATTCTCATTTCTTGCTATGCCACTCACGTTACTTGACACGACTGGTATTAGCCCTTTCGTGCGTAGCGTTATCTCTTCATCTTTCGTGTGCTTTAGCCTAGTATACTTCCTGCCCTCTTCCTTAACCTCATACGGCATCAGGCTCATCTTCTATTGCGGGCTCACCTTCTATTGCGGGCTCTTCATTTTCGATTATCTCGACTTCTTGCTCAATCATCAGTTCTTCGTTGTCTAGGTTCTCGGCGTTCAGCGCGCTAAGTTCGGCTCTTGAGATACTGTTATAGTTGTTCTCAAGTTTCAGCCTTGCGCTCAATGCTAGTTGTTCGCGTTCTGTCAAGTTATCGTGTACGTACTTAACCGCTGTCAGCACATCCCAGCTTGTACCCATACCGTTGCGCACTTCTTCCGTACGGTCGGCTCTTGATTTGATAATATAATCATTGAAACTAACTATGATTTCAAATTCAGGGATTGTTCCGACATCATAAGTTTCAACGTCGTTCTTCTTCATACTCTTTGTCATCAGATGGAACTCTAGCACTGTCTGCAAGTAATCTTCAAGGAACTCTTTCCACAACTCTATTTTTTTATTTCTTGTCCTGATGCTGACTTTCTCTCGCTCTTGTTGGCTCTGTGCTGAGGCATCTATACCCTCTAGCCCCGTTGCTCCAACTGTCAGTGGAGATAACCCCGCATTATTCAGTAGCAACATCTCCCAAGCCTTAAAACTTTCTATGTGTTTATCGGCTCTGACATCCCCCTGTGCGTATTGTATTTTCTGCTTGTCTATATTCTCACTAGGACTGTCGGAGTACAATATATGGTCTTTTTTAAAGTTGCTAGGATAATTATAATCTCCGTTACTGTTTTTAATCATTAGTTCTTCTGGGAAATATCTATGTAGTTTCCCATCTCTGAACTCTTGAATCCATGTACTCAATATCTCGTCTATGGCATCGAACGCTCCATATGATCCAGCGAAGTCGCTTTCTCCTACTAGTGAGTTTCTGAACTCGCTGTTAGGTAACTTGTTCGCCTTATACAAACTCAAGCGCTTAAAATATCCTTCAAATGTTATGCGCTTCAAGTCCTTTGTTTGCTCAAGTGTCTTGAACGGTACATCAACCCACTGCGCAGGTGCGTTCACATCGTTAGTGATACCAGTCGTTAGTTGTTCTAACTTATAGTCGATGTACGCGCCTTTCTTATCAACACCATATATCTCGCTTAAACGATATTTCAAGTTGCCCTTGTCATAGTACGCATAGAATATATCAGCGACTATTCTACCGCTTATGACAATGTTCGTATAGTTTTCTGGTTGCCACGCCTCAATAATTGGATACTCTGTTAAGTCTGGATTCCAACTCAACTTCCATGCTACGCCACCAGCCCAGCTCTCTGTCTCGATTGACTTGTTCAGAAGCAATGACTTGAACTTGTTATCTTTCAATATTTCGTCAATCTTCTCTTGCAGTATTGTTTCGTCTCCGCCCTCTACTTTTACTTCGAAGCCGTTGCCGACAATCAAGTCGACCATTTTCTCGCAAATCAGTTGAGGAAATCCGCTATGTATCTTCCGTATATCATTCTCGGCATCAGCCCAGAAGTAGTTCATACTCTCGCTAGGTTGACCTTTGCGATAGAACTTCTTCGCTTCCTTGTTGTAGAAGTATGCAATGTCTTGTTCAATACCGCTATACCATACACTGTTCTCTAGCATACGCCGTGTCATATGTCTATCTGTTTCTGTGCTTTCCATACTAACTAACAACGGATTATATTGCAACATAGCCCCAACTCCTTTACTATAATTTGCGATACGCTTATCAATTAACCTATCTAAGAATTTCATTGTTCCACCTACTTTGCATCATCTTCGCTGTGTAGTTTGCTTGTCCGTACTCAACGCTGTCTATGCGGTCTTTGTGTATGTGTTTCGGGAACGCCCTAATATCAGTCTTGCTAGTTTCGTCGTAGTACGCTTTCGTGAAACTTTCGTAGCAAGGTTCTGACTTCTGTGTGAACAGTAATCTTGCTTGATCTAGTTGCGTAATACCAGCGTCGACACGTTGAACGATGTTATACTTGTATGCTCCGTAGCAACGTAAACCAAAGTACTTGTTCAACCGGTCGTCCATAGTCAGTCGCATAATCTTCGCTGCGCTGTCAATGAACACGCCCTTGAAGTACATACTGTATCGCTCATAGTATGGCTTAAACCACGCATAGAACTTACTCCATATCTCGTCATGGTTCGCGTCGTTGAACTCAAGCATATCTACGACTATGTGTTCTCTGTAACCTCTAGTGAACAGATTAATAGTGAACACGTTATTATCAGTACCACCAACGTCTTGCCCGACGGTTATTATCTCAACACCTCTTGGTGAAAGAAACTTCAAGCCTTCGTCAGTGAACATATCCAGGTCTATTATATTCTTGTTCCGCGACATATAATCCGCGTATATGATACCCTCTCGCCTACCGCGTATACCGATGATTTTAGTCTTCCATTGGTAACTGTTCTTTGGCGTATTGTTTATGAGCGCCGTACGTTCTTCCTGCGTCATCGTTGGGTTGTCGTCGAACGTAAAGAAATAATATCTGAACGACATATCCGCCGGTGTACGATTCAGTTCTTCCCAAGTCTCTTTTGGTATCTGGCTAGCCCATTTCGCTAGCGGTCTGCCCTTATTCATATAATCTACGTACACTGGTATGTCAGGGTCTCCGCCGTTACAGCTCGCGTACATCCAACCACCGTTACGGAACGTTCGAATGAACGCCTCGCTAATGAACTCGTCATCAGCGATATTTATTTCTTCGATATTGAAACCATGCAACGTAAGCCCTAAAATTGACTGCCAGCGCTTCTTATTGTCATACCCTACTAGATATATGGTCTTTGTACCATTAACGACTATACGCGCACCTCCTTGCCCTGCTGAGGTGTATTCGCATATGGGTTTGAATATGTTAAAGAATGATGCTTCATTTTGGATGAACATTCGCTCAAGTACAGGTACGCTGACACCAGCTAACACGAACTGCGTACGGTCTTCCGGTTCAGTAAGTATACGTAGTATAAACGCTATGCCGATGATGAACGACTTGCTGGCGTTAGTCACGCCTTCGGCAAATATGACTTGCGAACGATCCTTGATTAAATCCTTGTGCTTTTCTAGTAATACTACGTCATCAAGCGTCATAACTTATTTACAAATGTATCCATCGCTCGGCTAAAATCTCCAGTAAGTTTTGTATCGACTTCTTGCTTGTCATGCCAACCGAAATTTTTTAAAGCGAAGATATCGCCAGCTCTACCATATTTTTTTAATGATACTTCATAAGAATTTTCAATTCTCATACGAGCCATATTTATGATATCAGTGAACTCCTTGCGCCTACCGTAACCATAGAAAGTGTCCTTGTAAATACCAAGCCAAATACAAACACCAGTAAGGGTGATTTCCTCTACTGGCGTAGCTTTAAAATATTCATTTAGACGCTTCTCTAATGATTCAACTGTAAATTTTCTTGGCGCTCCTAATGGCATAAAATAGCACGTCCTTTTTTTTAGGGTACGATTTCTACTTATTTTTAAGTAGTAATTTCCACTTCAAAAACTCTTCATAGTACTCAAGTTTGTCAAGGCCAGATTGAGCAAGGATAACCTTTTCGGCCTTGTCAAGATATTCCTTGTCTACAAGTGTAAAAATTTTACGGTAATAAACCTTGCACCATTTCATAATGTGCTTCATCTGCTTGGGTGCTTTAAGCATCGCGCCTAAATATTTCTTAAACAAATGTCCCATAGCTCCGATGATAAAATACTTGATGGAGTCATTTATTTCAGTATGAGTCAGTACCTGCTCGAAGGCGTAAACTTTGTTGATTACATACCCATCGACCGACTCGTTGTACATATAGCTGTTGTTATCAGTACGTACAGTAGAGTTGTCACGCCACTGCCACATATAAGTAACGTCGTGCGACAGAAAGATTTGTTCATTTTCGTTAGCAAGGCATTGACACTGGGTATTAAACCCAACGTCCTCGTTAGCACGAGAGTCATTAAACCGGATATTATACTTATTCAAGAAAGAGCGCCGATACATCTTACCGTGCATCCACACCATGTCTTTTTCTCTAAGTTTGATAGAATGGTCTTTGTTTTCCTGTAAGAAGCTCATAGATGAAACTGCGATATTAGAATCAGAGAAAGGTTGAAGTTGATAAAATAACGCAAGAGAAGAAACGAGCGTATCATCAGCATCAACAAAAGTAATAAAAGTCTCCGAAGAATGATCTATACCGAACTGCCTAGCGACAGCAGGTCCTGAGTTAGAATCAAGTTGCAGAATATTAACAGGGAATAAATCGGATAAGTAAGTATAATCTTCGGGTCCGTCAACAACCAGATACACAGCGAAATCAACAACGCGCTGCATGAACACACTGTAAAGAGTCTGCTTGATAGTATCGTGAGCATGATACACCGGAATAATAACAGCAACATCGTTCAAACAAGAAACACATCCTTTCGAAAATAACATCTTCTATATATTCACCATTCATTATACCATGAAAGCGTTTTTTTTACAATAGGAAACTTAAAAAAAATCAATGTGCATAGTTTGCACAGTTTAGGGGCGTTTTTCATAAAGTATTTTATAATAATTTTCTTACGCGAAAGTTTATAGAAAAGGCCTAAAACTATGCAAACTATATACTTTATATACAAAAAAAGACAAACTGGTTAGAGTTTGCCTGTTTGAAATACTTTATGTTTTTTTGCGAAAACTATGCAAACTAGTATTTTTGAAGTTTAGCCAGGCTTCAAACGAATAAATAAATTTATGCAAATAACCTAAATTTACCATTCGATCACGGAATAAAAGTTGTTCATCAGAGGGCTTGTTGTACTTAATTTTAGTCTCAACGAACACAACAATACCATTGCCGGGATAAATAGTCAAGTCAGGGTACCCGACTGGCACACCTGAATCAGCGTACATACCGTTCGGTAAAAGTAATTTTTTACTCTCATAATGTTCAGCAATCCAACCCTCAGCGCCGCAGTCAAGCTGGATACGTTTTTGAAGTATTAACTCACTTTTCATAAGCCCTGATAATCCGTTCAGCCCTGATAATCCGTTCAGCTTGTCCGTAAATGTTTCTTCCGTATCTGCCAATGAAATCACATAATTCCTCATGAGAGAACTTTAGCTTCGAATTATTAAGTGAATTGTTGAACGCGTGCGTTACTTCGTGATAAACAACTTCCTTGAAAAATATCTTGTCAAGCCCATCCTCAATATAAATTCTATGTTCGCCGTTTACTGTAATTCCAGAATATCTGTTAGTTGGAGTGCTTAAAATCGGCGAATCTCTGTCGATGATATATACTTCCCAATCAACATCATAAGTCTTGATAGTACAAATTAAATATGGTGTCATTCTACGCCCTCGCTTTCTTGTATTTTCTGTGTGGCAAAGTCTGTGAATATACTTGTCTGACCGTTTGCTGTAATTCCGTTAAGTCTGTCAACGCTTATTTTGTGATAGCGCGGATTGATTTCAATTCCTATAAATCTTCGGTTAAGTTCTTTTGCCGCCACACAAGTTGTTCCACTTCCACTAAAGCAATCAAGAACAAT